GGACTATCCAGCGTCTTAGGGACGGAAATAACCCTTACAGGTATTTCATCCCTAGGTTCGAGGATCTGTACGTCGTCCAACCATTGAAGTTGGACAGGAGAGGAGGGATTGGGTATGAGGTATTCCCAGTGTGGGAACATCTCTTCCAACCTTCCAGTCCACCGCCGAAGTACATACTTCGCGTTGCCGCGAAGCTTATCAGCGGTGGCTCCAGGGCCATGTTTAGGAGAGAGCATCTCGTGGTACAGACGATTGTCTATACTGGAGAAGAACTCACTCCAAAGAAGATTTCCTATTCTTTGGAAATCTTCGACCCGCCGCTCTTCAGAGAAGAGTAGCGAATCTGCCCGGCGTACATCCTTCTCACTCTCGATCCACTTGACATACGCAGCTTTAACCCGATTAGGGGAAAGCTGGATCTTCTCTAAACCAGGAGAAGAATCAGGCTTAATCTTTGCCCACATCAGCGTTAGCTGACGTATGCATCGAATAGCCTCAATGTCAGGTGAATCGATCAGCAGTCCGCACTTAGGATCGAACACACGGGAAAGCAAACCTCCAAACAATTGGGGGAGAGCTCCGCGTCGCTGAAATCCAGCGAATGCGGTGTTCCCGACGAAACCATCGTCAAGGGACTTTGTGAAGTCCTTGCCGAATTTCGCCAGGGATATCGTCAGAAACGATATCCCCTCGTGCTCGATCCGACTCGTGATCGTTTTGAGATCACGAGTGGTGCTAGTGCCGCATCGCATGCTGGTTTCTTCCAGCATGCACCGTAGGAGCGCGATCAGGCTTTTCATGGATCCCCAATCTAAACATTAGGTGGTCCATCCTCAGCATGATCGTTCCCGGAGAGAGCTCTGTCAGCTCTCACCACCCAAAAGTTGGGTGACCCGTGCTCCAGTGGACGCCGTAAGATACGCAACAAGCGCATCTACGACGGCCTTCTCTTCCGTCACTGAATACCCATTCACCGGAACATCAGCCACCAGAGTAACACTCATGGAAGGCTTGATGTTCTGGGAGGGGTTCAGCGGATCGGCAGAGATCTTGGAAGCACTCAGTTTCAGAGCACGACGATTCCGACGCCCATAGGCGTGGGAAATCGTCATCTGGTAAAGACCATCGGCGGACGTAAAAGTCCCCGATGCTTCGCCAGACCCAGTTCGCGGAAGCGAAATGGGAGTTCCTGAAACAGTGACAGACTGTGGATCGGTAAACGCCATGCAACGTTCCTATCGGTAGAAATTGATAGGAATAGGCGGACGCCTATTCACTACGCCCTGCAGGGACTACATCCCTATCTGCAACATTAATGCCACTTACGTGGTCACTTGTTGCGCAGGACTCCAGGAGCTCGGGTTAAACCGAGCGCTCCCAGTATGGCGTTCTGGGTATTTGACAAAGTACCCATGTTGACGCCAAATCCGTAAGGGGTAGCCGATGTACGCTTTTTGGACTCAATCGTCCGAAAAGCGCTCACCGACGTAGGTCCGCTTGCACCAGGTCTTAGGTGCATACCAGTCACGGTACACATACGTGTCACCTTTGTATGGTGCATTACGTATGCGTAGCGGGCCACGAGCGAGTCGTTGGATAGAGCGACAATATTCTTTATAAAAGAATTAGCGTCGCTAAACCAATCGACAAGCCAGGACCAGGGAGTGAGTTGCCAGGCTGTATCGACATTAAAGTCGGTACCGAGCGCGTGATTAGCGAGCTCCGCATAGCGATCCATCTTACCGAGGAAATCATGTGCCTCGTTAAGATAATAGCTATACGAACCGGCAAACCAAGTAGATTGATCGACAACGTCGATAATCTTCAAACTCCCAAGCGAGTCGTAGAAGTACGTGCTTAACTCACCGCCACTAACCATGGCAGGTAAGTATGTCACGTCCCCACCGTTTCCGGTGAAAACATCTACTTCTCGCCTCGTATCGCTAAGGTGTCTGCGCCTTCTGATAATCTTACCAGAATCGCGCTGGTACTGTTGGACTCTCTTATGAAAGTCCAAAATACCACTTGCCAGCTTTTTGAGATCGCCCTCAAGGGGTTGAATCCCAAATTTCCAGTTAAGATACTCATCTCCGCCATGAGGCAGAGACGGTTT